ACTTTCTTCTTCGCAAACGCATCCGCGCTATCCTCAATAACTAAAACATCAGCGTCAACCGGAACAGCTTTTACAGCAATGGCATTAATTTCACCGGCAACATTATCATGAATTGCATCAGGGTCTACTCCACCTATAGACAAACTTGCAAGTGTAGCTTTCTTCTTTGCGTATCCAACATCGCTATCTTCAATAACAAAAATATCAGCATTAACAGGAACAGCCTTAGCTGCTATTAAATTTATTTCATTATCAACATTATCATGAATTGCGTCTGGGTCAGTGCTGCCCCCAGTTATATCGGCGCTAGCTGCCGCCTCAAGCTGGCTTATGCGCTTGAAGATATCTTTTAGCTTTATTGCCAGATCTCTAAATATATCTTTTATTTCATCCATTACTTACCTATCCCGGTATATCTGCAAACTCAAATTCTTTGCTGCTTTCGCCATGGTTGCTTCCACTAACAGCAACAGCAACTCTAACCAGCCTCTTGTTATATTCTGTGTCACCAAGATAGGCCGTCACCCTATCACCGATAAAGTAATCCACTCCGTACAACGACGCCGGAGAATCACTTGGAATAAATGCAAACTCACTAAGAACCGGACTTGTCTCAAGGTATTCATCTCCAAGATCGGTCATTTCAGCATCTGTACCCTGACTAGATCCGCCTCTCATGGCTTCTCTAAGCTGTAAATAATCACCGTCAATTCTGTCCGCTGTTTCTGTAGTTATAATCTTTGCAAGTCCGGTTATAGCGTCTCGTCCGAACACAAAGCATCTATTAATTTCAGTGCTGTATTCCGTACTTATTCTTGCACTAGAAATATTCCCTCTCTCAAGACTAAAAATGTGAGGCGAGTAACCAGCCGCATTCAATCCAGTAGAACTATCTAGACCAACAACGCTTCTATCTGTTCCAAGCTGGTCCTCGTAAGTCTTGAATAAATAATTGCCCAAACCCAGGGTTGGATGTATTATAACATTAAAATCGATCTCTGCAAAGGTTGCTATATCCTGAAGCGTTGCAAGAACAGCTTTGCCGGAGCGATCTCCACTCCAAGTGTCGCCTAATCCAAAATCGCCATCAACATAGAACCCCGTAAGATTTGCGTTCTTCTCTCTTCCGTTAGAAGTCAGCGCCTGCGCTCCTCTGTTCTCAAGCACATATTCTTTCATAACGGTTTCTGCAGCGTCGCTTTTCTTAGAATAGATGCTTTCTGCCTGGTATCCAACCACAACATTTTTCAGTAACACATTAAATCCTCTACCAACAACTGTGTACTGAGTATTTCCGTTTCCATAAAAGGCAGATCCGAAATCATAGCACAGACCCACAAATTCAATATACCAATCAACATATCCGGGTATCTTTCTTTTTACTACTAGGATACAGTTCTCTTCAAACAAAGGTCTTTTTGGATCGTTATAACTCATTTGCAACGTAAAGAAGCCAGTATCGTTTACCTTGTGTCCATACTGAAGAGAGCGATAATCATCTATTATCGCTAAAAGATTTCCGTTATAGTCATACAACCACAGTTGGTAAATCGCGGCCAAGGCCATGCTTCTACTCTCGCTCCGTCTTACAATAACTAACTATACAATCTATACACAAATTATATCACAAAAATGATTTATTGCAACATTCAAAGCGCAAAAGACCAACCGTAAACGCTACGGTTGGTCTTTATAGCACGAACAACAGATCTATAACACAATTACTTTTTTGTTAATATGTGAACAGCGCTGTCATTTCCAAAGACGCGCCCCACCGAACAGAATTCAAGCACTGTTTAGATCTTTAACCCGAAGCAAAACTGTGCTACCGAGGCCCAATAGCCAGCCAAGCTATATCAAATGATTCTTCGTTAACTGTATCGCACATCAAATAGGCAGTAAATCCTTCTGGTGAAATAGTGCCTGAGTTGGTAAATCTAAATAGTTGTGGATCTCCAGCTCCCAACGCGTTGTTCGTCATACTACAAATCACAATTGGTTCATACGAGAAGGCAACCGGGAACGTCACCACCTGACTTCCGACTGTCGTCAATCCAGGTTTTGCTATAGTAATAACACCACACTGTACCAGACTAGTGCAAGAAGGCGTGTAATCTGTGGTTCCATTCTGTGCCCAAATCGTTGCGCTTCCTCCTTGCCTGCGATAGATTGGCGTTACGCTAGCTATCACATAGTCTCTTGTGTCAATAATTGAATCTGCGTCTGCGCCACCACTATCAACAAGAAGTTGTGCCAAACTAATTTCCCATGTTGTTCCGTCTATCTGTGTTACAGCCGGAGCTGCTGCGGCTGTTGACGCGCCGCCATCACTGTTTCCACCGGCCTCAAGCAACACAAGTCTCACTGTCTGCAACGCAAAATCTTTCTGTAGTACAACAGTGTACCAATTGTTCCCGGTTGCAGGAACAGCAACGGTGAAATCAACATTGGCAGTATTTCTATACAGCTTTCCATCAACAAACGCAATACCATTCGCAACCCTAGCGGTTGTTCCAGCAGGACAACTTACCCCAAGCAAGCCAGTATACCCTGTCTTTGCGGTATCAACAACACCCTGTACTGTTCTGTCATATGCAAGAAGCTCTGACATCATATCAGTAAATTCATCATCAGAATACGGCGCGTCTGTAGCATCTCCGATAGCTGAGCCGGACCACACAAGACTCTTTTGAGTCATAATTATCTCCCTATATTCCTATATACTTATCAAACCATGTAACCGCAACGCTCGTTGACACAGTTGCCTGCGTTCCAATTACTCTTAATGTGTTCACGCCACCGGTAATTTCTGGATCTGGCGCAATATGAAACGTTGCCAAATCAGAATCGCTTGACACAACCCCAATTCTATTAGTTACACCGTTTTCAACAACCGTCTTAATCCCATAATTCAAATCTATCACAATAGAGCTTCCAGATGGAATAATGTAATTTATTTTTATCTCTTCGTCTGTAGAAACATTATATATTTCCGGCATGCTTAACGGTCCAGTAATTGTAATCGTTGGATATGTTAGCCAGTTGCCATCATATGTAACGTTAAGGTCTTGGTTAATAAGTCCATCAACACCAAACAAAATAGGAAACGTTATTGGGAAAATCAACTCGTTAGTTGACGTTAAAACTCCCCATGTTGCACTGCTTTGCGATGGGTTAAAAATTATAGGATCATGAGCAATAAACCTTATAGTTTCGTCAATCGCCCACTCATCCCAATCTCGACCTCTTCCATTAAACGCCGGTCCTTTTTCAAGAACAACATACAAATCTCTTACTGTTCCATCAGAAATGATTTTTCTTAATCTTCCTCTTTCAAACGAGCCGCTAGCACTACGATTCGGCCTAATTGAATTAATCAATTCCAGCCTATGGTCCCAATAATCATCTCTACAGCCACCAGTTCTTCTATGTACGAGCTGAACAATTCGTGGCGTCAGTCTGTAATCAAGAACAGTTACCCCATGCTGGAACGGACCTTTCTGAGTAACCCAGTCAATTCCCGGCATTCCCCATCCAGAAAAACTCATTAGTGCTTTTTGCGCATTGTCATGAAACGAATACGCGTCTGTCGGATCTGCAATTACACCGGCAGTGCTAATCGTCGCGTCTGGTGGAATATAGAAATCCCATTCTATTTGTCTTGTCATTATTTATGCCTTATTGTCTCACACCAGAAAGAGCCGCCGACACATCATAATAAATTCCGGCTTCGCTTTCATAGTTTCTATATGTTGGATTTACCTCAACGTTTGTTGAATAATAGTTCGTTGTCTGATTTGTAACCGATTGACCAGCTGCTCTTGTCATTCCGCTAACAAGTCCACCAATCGCACCAATGGGATAGCGTGCGCCCTTCTCAATACCAACTCCCATTCCTAGAGATACATCTTCACCAATCTCCATAAACACCTTTGACGGTGAACCCTCACGCAACAAATTCTTGGCTGCATTTATGGCACTTGTAACAACGGCCTTCGCCGCATCAATCACTTTTCCAGCAGCGTCCTTAATACCCTGAGCAAGACCTTTAATTAAGTTGCCACCAACCTCCTTGAACTTGGACGTTAGCATTTTTACATTGTCAAGCGTTTTCATCATCCACGTTTTTACCTTGACTGGCAACTCTTTTATTTGATCAATGATTCCTGTAACAAACTCAGTAGCCAGTGCAACAGCGTCAGCAACAAGTGTTGTAAACCATTCAACAACTTTCGCAACAAGATCGGACACAAGAGCAATGGCGTCAGAGGCAAGCGTTGTAAACCACTCCACAATTGCTTTAACCATATCTGGTATAATCGAACCACCAACCAGTTTTTCATACAAAGTAGTAAAGAACTGAATGACAGTCTCTATAAATGTTCCAATCGCCAGCACAACAGCTAGAAACAAACCCGCAAAAATTCCTACTACTACATTCCATAATCCAGTAAGTATGTTAATGGCACCGCTTTTCATTTTTTCCCATGCTTCTGCAACTTGTTCGTTGTTTCCTCTTATCAGACCAATAATCACCTCAACAAGACCAACAACAATATCAATAATCCCAGTTGCCATTTGTACAACGCCAACAAGAATCTTTGCAAACCCCAAAGCCAACCCAGCAATACCAGCAATCAATCCCGCAAGCACTCCCACTACGATACCAATAGCCGCAACAAGAATACCACCAAGAACCAAAACAACAGGCTGTATAGCTGTCCACAGATCAGAAAATGCAACTCCAAGCTCTGCAAGAACCGGAGCCATCAGTTCGCCTACGAAACTAACAACACCCGCAAGCACTTCCCACATAGCTGCAAACGCAGCTCCAAGAGCTTCCACAACAGGAGAAATAGACGACCAATTTGCCGCTATAACCGCAGCAAGCAGCGCAACACCAGCAATTACAAGAACTAGTGGTAAGTTAATAGCCGCCAGCGCACCAGCTATAACAGGCAATATAACAGATAAATAGCCACCTATTAAGGCGACAGCTGAGAAAATACCAGCACCAACAAGCACAGCGGCAACGCCAGCCATAATTGGTATTGCCACCGCTCCAAATCTCGCAATAGCATCTATAATGTTCTCAAAATCTGCTTGTGATTCTTCACCAAAGGCCAACCCGATTGCGTCCCCAATTCCGTCAAGACCACCGCTTACATCACCCTCAGAGAACGCCTTGAACGCACTTGCCAAACCAGTAACAACACCTGTAATATCAGTTCCGAACACAGTATCCAAAGCTGCACCTAAAGTTAATAGACCCCCCTCAATATCACCACCTATTAGTGCTTCAAAGCCTGCTGTTAGCTCTGGAGTAACAGCAGAAAGATCATTAAGATATGGAATAATTGTAGCAAGCCAGTCCGTTGAATATTCTTCGCCAAACACTTCGAGAAACAATTCTCCAAGTGTTGCTAGTCCACCAAAAAAGTCTCCACCAGTCAGATTGGCCCACCCAGATTCTATTTCTGGACCAACAGCCGCCAGCTCTTGTAGAAACGGAATAATTTCAGGAGACCACTCAATAGCAACCTCTTCTCCAAACAGCGTACTTATCGCGTTATACAAATCGAGAAAGGCAGCTGACCAATCACCCTCAAATATACTATCAATTGCTCCACCAAAGTCTTCAATCACACTTGAATTACCAAACAAAAGAACAACTGCGTTTAGCGCAGTGCCAAAGGTATCAAAGAATTGTACTATTCCAGGCCCAACGTTTTGTACAAGATCGTTTAATGTAACCATCGCGTTCTTCAATGCTTCATCAAGACCTTGCTCAATCTGAATTTTCAGTGTCTCAACACTTGAGTCTAAGATTTCAGCCTTTCCTGTAAGGGTGTCCATCATAATAGCGGCCTGCTCTTCAATGCCAATAGCATTGTCAATAGAGTCTGCCATGTCGTTCCAGCCGCCTATTCCCTGTTCTATTAAAGCAAATGCAGCACGACCACCAACCTGCGTAAAAATATCCTCAAGTTTTGTAAGCTTTGCTTCATCGGACATTCCCGAAACTGCTTCTCCAAGCTGACCAATAATATCAATCAGTGGATACATCTTTTCTGTAGTTGGATCAAATACATTTATACCCAAATCTGTGAGAACAGCACCGGCAGCTTTTGACGGATCAATCAAGTTTGTCATCATAGAAGCCAACGACCTTCCGGCTCTTGTTCCCTTAATTCCAAACTGACTCAAGAGAGCAATGGCGGTTGTCGTATCATAAATAGACAACCCGGCTTGCGCGGCAGCAGGACCAATATAACCATACGCACCTGTTAAGTCTTCAACCTCAGCTACAGACGCGTTAGCAGCTCTTACCATATAATCAAAAGAATCATTAACAAAATCAGCTTTTTCTGCATCTGTTTCAAGCTCTCTGCCAAATGTTGACAGTGTAACAATAGCAGCATCTGCGGCCTGATCAATTGTAAGCGTTGACGCTGCAACAAGATCAAACACACCTCTAACAGCACCACCAAGCTTTGCTGTTCCACCAAGATAGCCTCTCATATCACCAAACATCGCGTTAATGTTAAGTCCACCCTTATACAAAAGCGCCATTGCTTCAGCTGCACCAACGGCGCTCGCGCCGAACACAGTTACATCATTACCAACAGCAATCGCAGCTTGAGAAAGATCTCCAATTGAAATAGTTGGGTCGTCAGACGCCGCCTTAACAATAGCCATTTGATCTTGGAAGTCAGCACCAACGGAGATAGCAGAAGAAGCAAAATCCCACAATTTATTTATTGCAGCTGGAATTGCTCTTGTTGCTAGATATGCAAAAGAGTTACCAAGAGCGGTGGATATTGTTCTTCCAAGCATGCTAGCGCCACCGGCAACGTTTTGGTTTAAAACGTTGATCTTGTTAATAGTCTTGATATATATGTTTGAGTTTCTTGTAAAGGCAGATATATCAAATACTGCTGTTACGCCTATTCTTTGCATAGACTATTCGCCTTACGCCTTAGCGTTATTTTCTTTTTCGTTCTTCTAAGAGCTGATCGTATGCACGCATCTTGTTTTCTACTTCATAGACGGCAAGCATCTCAGCTTTAGTATCATCTTCTAAGGCACCCCACCTTTCTAGATCAATTCCCCAACTCTTCGCAACTAAATCTTCATGAAGCCTACGTGAATAACTCCACTCGCCTTCTTTAACTTTAAGTCTTTCTATTTCTCCTCCAGACTTATGCTTTACCTGAAAACATACCCTTGGCAGCTTCTGCCAAGTCCTCCGACACACCGCTCATGCTAATGCCAATTATTGCTTGCATATAACCGTTGATATCATCAACAACTTTTAGAACAACGGTCGTCATGAACAGAACTTTTTTGTCATATTCATTTTCTGGTATTTCCAGACCAAGCCATTCCAACTTTGCTTCCCAGCTATCATCAAATTCAACGTCTTGATCCATAATCATAACGCCAAACATCTTGTCTGTAAGCTCACCATTAAACTCACCTACGTTGGCAAGATATTGTTCCCATGCTGCAACGTCTTCTGCTGGAGCTTTTTCATCCTTAATTGATTCTTCATCATACTCATAGCATTGCTCGTTATCGCTTCCAGGAAGCGCGACACAATACTTTGGTGCATCCAAAGAAACTCCGTTGCTCTCAAATTCTTTCTTGAGTGCTATTTGCACTTTCTGCAACAGGATTGGAGACACAGGAACAATACTCAATTCTCTATTGTAAGTCGTAACATACTTATGCATTTACTTCCCCCATTCTATTGTTGGTAGGCAACCATATTCCAGGTTGCCTACCGCTATCTATAAATCTTAACCGCTAACCTTAACGATTATGCCGTCATTTCCAACAGCCCAAGCCTTATTAGAACTCAACCCAGTAATAGAGTTTAGTCCTGTGTTGGTTGGAGTTGTAATTGACTCCCAGCTATGTCCACCATTTCTGCTGCGAATAACTGTTCCAATAGGTCCGCCTGTATTAGACACAGCCCACGCAACAAACTTATTCACAACATTAATGCTGTCAACTGTTCCACCAGAAATAGAATACTTCTGAGTCCACGATGTTCCACCATTGAATGTCATGTAAATCTTGCCGTCTGATGTTCCAACCATTGCAGTATTCTTGTCAAGCATCTGCACAGTAAGAACGTCAGGTGTACCTGTAATGTCAGTAACCTCACTCCAAGTAACTCCACCGTCATCTGTCTTTAGAACTTTGCCGCTATCACCACACGCCATGCCATTTTCTGGATCGGCGAAATGAACACCACGAAGATCTTCTGTGGTTACAGTTCCCTCCGATTGTGGCGTCCATGTTTCTCCACCATCGTCAGAGAAGAAAATATATCCACCACTAATCACAAGCCAGATATGGCGCTTGTCAATAGCAAACAAAGCATCGCTATCAACAGCGACTCTTGTTCCAGCCGCTTCAACGTAAACATTTGACCATGCAGCACCAGTGTCATCACTGTAAGCAACCTCAGCGGGATTTGTAGGTGCTGCTTCAGCGCCACGCGTTACCAACCATCTATTTGCCGAGTTATTTACAGCAAAGCAAACAGCACTCAAGATGTCCTCAGTGGCCGCAAACGGACCAGTGATGGCATCAAAATTAACACCACTATCTATCGTATATAGAATTTCAGCAGCCATTATTTACACCTCACTTTTATGTTTCAGAAGTAGCGATAAACCCATTCTGACCAAGAGCTATCGCAGAACCACAGCTGTCGGCGCATTGGCTGTCATCGCAGAATACTATATCATTTAGAACCTCAGAGCTTGTAGTTGACACAAGAACTGCAGCAGCAGATCTCATTTCAATATCAGGCGGCAGGGCGCTAACATCAAAGTTTCTTGTAACTGGATCGTCACTATCCAACATCACAAGATTTGACAAACTTCTGCTTGTAACCTTTCTTACATCATAAGCAAAAATTGTGTCAGCATTATCAAATACATCTTTTCTTCCACAAGAAGTCATTGTAATGTACATAGAGAACGGACAAATCTGTTCTCTCAAATGACTCAATGCGCTTGTAAGTCTCTCCATAATAGAGAATGTAATCATCTCTGGTGGTGAAGAAGACGAACCCACTGCCACGAAAGCCTTTGGCGTTGCGGGGTTAGGACAATAAAATGGAGTCTCATCTCCCTGCGGAGAATCAACGCTTTCCACCTGATGACATCCAAGGAACACAAGATCTGTTCCTGGTCCGTCAGGCTGTATCCACAATCCACCCATACCAGCTGTTAAATAATCACTCATATTGACACCTCTTAGTATCTATGTCCACTAATCCTAATTGATTTCTCAATTGCTCTTGCAAACGCAAGCGACATATTGCGCTCTTTGCTTTTTGCAATAATCACGTCCCATTTCCTGGCCTTTATTCCTGGTCTGGGTCTGCTTCTACTTACATATGCAACGCCTCCCATACCTCCCCTGGCAGCAATCCTTCCAGGTTTGGTCTTTGGCACAAAGTTTGGAGTCATTGTTGCGTATCTAACGCCGGTTCCATCATTCAGATATCCATAAACTTCATCTTCTGTCCACACAGATCCTGTTATTTTTATGTTGAAAACGCCAGTCGTCTTAACTTCTTTTTTAAACGCAGGCTTGTTGCTGAACGTCGCAACAGAAGAATCAAAATCTTTTTCAACGAGATCAACAACGTGTTCCATTTCATCCTCAAATGGTTTTATCATAGCGTTTAGGCTTGGAACACTAGCCTTAATCACTGTCCATCCCGACATATTCAAACCCCTTTAAATCAACTATGCACTCAGCGTCGTTCTTGTCAATGTTTCTTGTTCTTCCTGGCAAAAAAATATAACGCGCACCAGAAGCACATCCCTCTATACAAATAGTTCTAGGGCCATCATAAACCACATTTATGTTCTCAACTGTTCTATAATAACTATCAAGATCAACATTGACAGACGGCGATGTTACATACTTTACTCTTCCACAATTTCTGCACATAAGATCTCTCCGCCAGAAAGAGCCAGTGGTAACATAAGCCACCATAAACCAAGTAACATTGCGACGGCGACCGCTGCTCCAACCCAAACGCTTAGGCAATAGTGGCACTCAAACAGCTTTCCGAAAAACGTTTCTGGATACCCATGTGGATATCCCATGCTACTATGAATTATTCCAAACATACTTCTAAACTTCGTAAACATCTTCCACGGACCAAGCTCTTTCATCAATAAACTAGTAAGTCTGTACGTAGCCAAAATCGCAATAATCAAATAAGCTATACTTATATCTTTCATATTCATATTATAGCAAACAATCCTGTATTGTCAACAGCAACAAGGGTCATGCATAAAACATGACCCTTGACTTCCAATTTCTATGTGTTATAATTAACTCATAATAGACATACGCAGAAAAAATAACCCTTCTGAGCCACGATTGGCTAGGGGTTATTTCTGGTTGTGGTTATACTAAACATACGGGGATGTCATCCATTGCTGCAAACCCTAACAGTAAGGGGTAATCATCAACCGTGGTGTTGTCGAATACAAGATAGTAGGTAATATTAAAGAAGTCGTCACCAAGATCAACGCCGTAAATTGCAGCAAATTCATAAGCGAGATCCTTAAACGCTATCAGGTCATGCCTTTCTCCAACGCCTAGATAATCAGGAAGAGCTGGATATATAGAGTGCTCATCCATCTCATTATAGAATACAGGCACCCCATCTAGAGAGCAGGACACCGGAGCCACCGTACTGAACTGCACGCGGAAATTATCTTCTTTGAACACCACGAACCGCTCAATACCAAATAATCCTTGGTGAAACTCAATTGTGTCTTTCGGGTTCTTGTGCCAGCAATCGCAAATGGACGGACCATATAAATACCGAATATCCAAAGGTTTAAATGTACCGGCCTTCCAGTTAGTCACGCTAACCTCAACTAATAAACGCATTTCACAACCTCCTTTACAACAGAAATGGACGGTCGGTTGTCCGTTCCGTCACATTTGCTGCTCGTATACTATGATTATGTGTACAAGTATATCACATTACGCACACTTTGTCAACATGCATAACTTGTGAAATTAATATGTGTTGATTGTTTTACTTGCAACCCTTACGCCAAAGTTCTTTAATGACGAGAATACTTCCATCTCGCCAACCCTAGTTCCAAACGGGTTAACGATATCTTCGGTGATCATATAGCCACCTTCCGGCTTCATCATTTTTGTGTCGGCCTGCCAGCCTTCAACTTGAATTTGAACGTTGTCGCAGTTGCATAGCTTTCTTGGGATTCTTGAGGTCGCCAGCTTTGCTACCTGAGCAACCCACCAGTCTGACATTCTATCAGATCCTAGCGAGAACTGGTCTGTAGCTCCACTGTAATAAGAAACCAGAACCTTATGAGGCTCTATCCCCTGTGTGAAGTACGTAGATGTGAATAGTTCTGTGTCTTCATCATATGTACCAGGAGCGGCTGACACAACACTAGTTCTCTCGTCGCGAACTTGTATACATCCGTCTTGAACGGCGTAGGCACATGCTGTTGTTGAACATGCCTGGCTGCTAGTCCACAAGAATTGAGCTTGTGTTTCTGGATCATTATAAACCCTGTAGAACACAAGGTCGTCAACGTAGCTTGCAGCAACATCGGCGTCAATAGGGGTTGTAGAGGCACTTAGAGATCTTTGTCTCTGCGGTCTAAACATCTGAGACTTGCTAATGTAAACTGTCGCTATGAGTGTCGCGCTGTCATACCTTATCCTAACGTCTCCGATTTGCCATTCTGGATCAGCGCCAACGGACTCAAGTGCGGTTCTACAATTTACAGCATCGGCCAATGCGTACTCTTTGAAGAACGCTTTAAGCTCTGATGGATTGCTAATAGCCGCTATTGTCCAAACGGCCATGTCGTCAAACCCATCTCCGGTTGTGTCTATGTCATCGCCTCTTGTTGCGGTTGTTATTAGTGTTGTCGCACGAAGTCCGCCACTAATAACATGACCATAGTTAAGACTTATGGTTTTGTTCTCCCATCCAGTGGTTCCGTTCGTAGCCTTGTATCGCCTGTTGTAAAATTGCGGGTATATATGAGGCTCTTGATAGGTCCATCTTGGCGCAGGCCAATAGCCAATAAATGTAGCTATGTCCTGTTCTGCTCTGGCTATTTCTCTCACAACTTCTTCGCGAGAAACTTTTCCAGCATCCTGATACCTATATTGGTACCAGATATCATCGCAAGCTCCATCTTGCGTTAGTGTTGAATAGCCGCCAAAGAACCTTATAGGGTCTATGCCCATAAACCTAGCATATCTAGACAAACTTAACAAGGTGTCTGTTTTAGGTGCTCCATAATAAGTTTCTGTCATATGTCTATTGTATCACAATAAACCATGTTAGTCAAAGTCGAAGTCAATAATTTTTAATATGCCACGGAGTATAGTAACCCTGTTTTTCCCGCCGATCTCGTTGTTGTAAAGTTCTTCAAGCTCTTCCTTGCTAACGTCACCCATGTTCACAAAGTCAAGTATTTCGGATACCTTGTATTCGTGTGGTGATTGGATATAGCTTTTCTTTTGTCCTTCTGACGTATTGAGTTCGTTTTCTCCGTCAAGTTCTTCTACGAGTTCTTCTTCATCCACGGTTTCTGCTGCGACCTTGTTAAATGTTCTTTCTATGAACTCGGCGGCTGCTTTTGTCGCCTCTGCTGAAGCCTCGGCAGCAAAGTCATTAGCGGCCTTCATTTGATCTTTCCATGAGACAGTTTCTACCACAGCGCGCCTTGGGGTTTTGGTGGAAATTGTAGACCCGGTTTTTACAGGAGCGAGAGACTTGAACAGGGACTTTGACACAAAATCTGCCGCGTCTTGCGGGTGAACATTAATGATTCTTCCATTGTTGGTTCTATATCTTGTTCTTGTTACTGGTCCGATAAACGTGACTTCATTTTTGTTTCCGGCATTTCTACCAATATATTCCATGGTCACAAGCTCACTTGATGACGCGTCCTGAATATCCACTCTGTTACCTCCACATGATTTACAAGCCATTTTTAAATCCCCCAAATTATATGCGTCGTGCAGTCTTTTTACATCAGCAATCTTCATATCTCTTGATTGCTCTTGACTCGTTGCTATTTTTCTATATTCCCTTCTATATCCGAGTTGTTGTCTATAAGTGAAAAGCGGCAATGGTAATCTCCCACCGCAATGTCCGTGCGCTGCAAGCCTTAGATGAAAATCCCAATCTTCTCTGTTGTTTTCTTCATCAAACCCACCAACATCCATAAACATATTTCTTGTGTATAGACATGTAACAGCCATAATACCGTGTCTCCACAGCTTGTCAATGTCCCATTCATGGCACTCGAACTTTTCTACACCACCCTCTGTCTGCGTGAATATATCTGTGTACACCCAATCAAGATTGAAACGCTCTCGCGCCTTCCTAGTTAGCTCTAAGAATCTTGGTTGAAGATAATCATCCGCATCAAGAAACACAAGATATTCACCAGTGGAGTTTCTTACACCAACGTTGCGCGCATATCCAGCACCCCGCTTATCCATTGCTTGAATAAACTTAACATGAGGATATGCAAATATAAGTCTGTCGATTGTATCACTAAGAGCAAGCAGCTCTTTTCTTATGTTAAATACAACAACGCACTCCCATCTCTTATCAGACTGAGCCTCAACACTATCCAGCGCATCTTCAAGGTATATTTCATGGCCTGGACCAACAGGAATAATAATGCTATAAACCGGCTGGTCGTATTCGGTTACGGCCTTTACATCTTTGTCTCCAAGACATGAGAACGGCAACCATCCAGTAGTAATGTCTGTGTGCCACGATAAATAATCAGGTTCCTTATAGTCCTTACTGGTTCCACCACCAAGGTGATAGATGAACAACGGCTCTTCTGTCACAAGCTTAGCTCTATATCCATGTTTCGTAAACCTAAGCCAAAATTCGGCATCTTCTGCTCCGTACCCCTTTGGACAATAGCGCTGCTTATATCCACCAAGCTTTTGCCAATCTTCCTTTAAGAACACACAGCATGTCGGTACCTGATTGTGGCCTTTGAGCATTTCGTTTGCGTCAAACTCTCCAGGCCACTTACTAATGCTTCTGTTTCCGTTTTTGAACACAAGGGTTATTTTAGAGTACGCAAGTCTTATACCTTTGTCTTTCTCAAGAGCGCTAACCATTGTGTCAATAAACCCTGGTGCAATTTCGTCGTCGGCGTCAAGGCAGCAGATATACTTTGATGACGCGTGGCTTATCCCTGTGTTCCTTGCGCTTGCCACACCACCGTTAGACTGCCTAATGTACCCAATCCGGCTATCATGCTGCATAAGCTGCCTGGCAACGTCAGGCGTGTCATCTGTTGACCCATCGTCAACTATAATGATTTCCTTAACGGTATCGCTTGTTTGCTCACACGCAGATTGAACGGCATTTTGAAGTTCGGCAGCATAGTTATAGCATGGAATGATAATACTCGTTGTTACAGGTTCGTTTTTCTCTTCTATAACGCTTTTGTACAAATCTCGCAATTTAGACACAGCGTTTAGCCAAGAGAAATCCAACGCTCTTTGTGACGCGTTGTATCCGAACTCGTCTCTGTTTTTCATTACAATATCAAACGCGTCTATAAGAGCGGGTTCGTCGCCTGGGCCAACGAGTATTCCGTCAACCCCGCTTCTAACTATGTCAGCAGCACCACCCCAATTATATCCAATAATTGGTATTCCAGCCGCCATACACTGTAGGATACTAATTCCAAACGTCTCTTTGGTCGTTGCTATGTAGATATGAGCGCCAAGCGTAATAGATCTCATTTTGTCAAATGATATAAGGCCAGTCTCATGTATATTTCTTGGTGACGAATCTTCTGCGAAGGTAGTAACAAACGGAACCGATCTAAACGCTCTTGCCAGCACATTAACAGAATGTGGATCACAGATGTTTGACTTTCTGCTTTTGTCCCACAAAGCATAGCCTTTGCTCTCTGCTCCCTGCCACTCGTCAGCGTTTACACCATGGCCAACCACAGCGGGATCTATACGCATGTCTCTTCTAAAGTATTGAGCAACGTAGTTTGATGGAACAACTACTCTTCTTGCTCTACGCACACTTTCAACGATCAGTTGGTTCTGATCTTGTTTGTTAGAATTTAATGGGCCAATCCATAATCCATGATTGTGATGCACATCTGCATTAACGTCATAACCAAGATGTGACACCGATATGTCATATGAAGAGCCTTCTTTAACAAGCTCAACTCCAACTTCAGGAAAGTGTCTTTTGTAGTTAAGAAGAACTTGACCAACGCCATTATTAACGCCGACTTCCTCATGTGTGGGTTGCATTAAAACTTTTATGTTTGACAATTTCTCTCTCTCTGTGTCATTAGTTGTTGTTATCTATTTCTTGCATAACTCTGGTGGCTACTCATGTTCCAGAAAGGAACAGGCTTCTACGGATTAGAACCGATGCACGCTAGCCCACGTGCGAGTATATTCAATGCTGCATTATGATCTCTATCAAGAACAAGTCCGCAATAAGGACAGTCATGAACACGAACAGACAAGCCTTTTGGAACAATCTCACCACAGCCAGAACACGTCTGCGTAGTATTGCGTGGGTCAATTCGTGGTGACAGCCTGCCAGCTTCTTCCGCTTTGTAGGCCGTGAAATCCATGAATTGACGCCATGCGGCATCAGCTATGCTTTTGTTCATGCCGTGAAAGTTTCTGTTTTGCATGCTTCGAATATCTAGATTTTCAAATACAACGATCTGATATTTGTTTACTATCCTCCTGCTGAACTGATGCGCAAAATTTCTCCTGCGATTGGAAATGCGCTGGTGAATGTGTTGAATAACACGCCAGGCTCTACGCCTCTCCGGTGTCCCGTTTTCTGTTTTGCTCAAGCGCCGCTGTGCTTTGACAAGCACTTTTTCATCTTTGCGAAAGAAGCGAGGGTTGTTTATTTGTACTCCATCTGATAGAGTAGCAAAATGAGTAAGACCAACGTCAATACCAACAACCTCTGATGACGCCGGTAGAAATTTTGTTTTCATGACTACACTAAATGAAACGTACCAATAACCAAGATTGTTGCGCCTAACGGTAAGAGTTTTTATTTTACCTTTAATTGGTCGATGCAGCTTAATGCGAACATCTCCAATTTTAGACATGCGTAATTTGCCATTATTAAGAATGCTATACCCGCTTTGTGGAAAAGTAAAACTATTATATCTGTTATATCCCCTAAATCTTGGATAGCCTGGTTTTTCGCCTTTTTTGATACGGCGAAAAAACGCCTTGAACGCCAAATCAACACGCATGGACGCATTTTGCAATACTTGGCTATGTGCTTTCTTTAACCATTCATTTTCATGCTTCCATTTTGGTAACATTTTCATCGTGTCATATAAACCAATGCTTTTCTTGTGCTCTCTCCAGAAATCGCGTTTAACCTCAATCGTCTGATTATAAACCCATCGCGAGGCATCAAGAGTGTCCTGCAATGCTGTTTGTTGTGCTGGTGTTGGGTAAATTCTGTATTTAAAAGCCTTGATCATGAATATATTATACCACGCTTTATGCAAATCTGCAAGCCGCATAATTATTTTGGGTATTGACATGTCGCTGTTTTCGCGTACAATATAAGTAAGGAGAACATCAATGGCACAAAACAAACCACTGGGAAGAGATACCATCCCACGTATAAACAGAGAAGCAAAGGAGCTGTTTGACGAGGCCTTTTTAATGTTAATTACTTTTGGCGTAGATAAGTTTACAACACACGTTCAGACAAAAACGCTTAAAGAACAGCAGTTAATCTTTGACACATTTAGGCTATTTAGGTTATGTATTACAAAAGCGGTCGTAGAACAAAACTCATAATAGCTGGCGACACAAGATTCTTTAACTATGCGTGGTTAAAAGAGAAGGTGGATCAATTTATTGAAACGAATAACATAGACAGAGGGGACGTACAGATTGTAATTGGCGCAGATAAGGGAGCGTCATGGCTTGGTGGTGTATATGCAAAAGCATACGATATACCAACCAGAGTGTTTAGAGCAAATCACAGAAGATACAAAGATGGAGCAATAGCAAAGCGCAATGCAGCAATGGCAGATTACGCAACTCACTGTATTGTGTTTCCTATTTTTAAGCAATCGATTGAGTCTTATGACATGGCAAAAAAAGCACTAGAAAGCAAGCTTGTATTAGCAATATGGGAGACAAAAGATGGTAAAATTACACGAGTTGATTTCTAAATACGATATCGATGATATCGTTTCTGAGGTTGTTAGATGCTATCCAGAACAAGAGGAAGTAGCAGAAGGATACTCTCTTGTTGCTGGTATGCTGAAGGAAATGAAATACGCAACTGATAACGGTGAATACAAAATAGAAATCAACAAAGAGATAGACGAAGAATATGGGGATTACTTCAACGTTGTTGGGGTAAAAGACGCTGACGAAATGGCATACGCGCTAGAGTTTGAACCATGGGAAACATGGATGGCAGCACAGATCACAGACTCGTGTTTTGAATTGTGTTCTCAGTTAGAGGTGGTGGCTCATTGCCTTTATGAGATGACGTTTGCCGGGTTCGATCAAAAAGAAATACGAAGACAACTAGACATAATTCTAGAGGCCGCAGAAGAAGTAATGGGAGAGGGTGACGAGGATCAATAACAATCACATAGCAGCACATGGGGTTGGTGCTTATAGTAAATAAAAATAGTGGGGATATTTATTATCCCCACTATTTGCTTATATGATATTAGAAGACTACTGGCGCTCGTCAGGGTTCCAATCGCTCCAAAGTGACGGTGCGGTTCCTTCAGTATAACCACCGTCGAAGAAGTAAGCACTATCCTGATCGTAGTCACGGAAGTGATGCTCAGGTGAGTATAGAACGTGATTGATACGGCCTGCTAGCTGAGGAACCTTTAGAATAACGCGCGGTTCCAATCTACCAGAAACAGTATAGCACCACTTTTGCTGTTCAACTACCCACATGAAGCGGCCACTGTCTGATTCCCAGAAGTTTTCCTTACCGCTCAACTTTGAGATATCAGGACTTGCAAAACGATAGTCCTTATACTCTAGGAATGTTCCCATTCTGCTACCGAGATAGGTCATAGGAACGAAGTAGAAGTTGCTGGCGTAAAATCCAGCAGGAACATCGCCGTCGTTGATGTTGGTTGATTCAAAGATTCCGTCGTCTGTTACAACGTCGTATCTTGTTCCGCCAATATCAATGTACATTCCAATTGCCATTTCGTCACGTAGGTCACGAACTCTTGTGGCGTCGATGGTCATTGTGTTGCCAGCCGGAAGAGCTAGTTCGCGTGTTGAGTAGTAAGCTACCGGCCAAACCTCTAGCAACTCGGTCCATGCCTCTGGTCTAAGAGCGATCACCCAGCGTACAGGCATTAGATTCTGGCGTGACGCGTTGTGGCGTAGATACGCAGCCATTGACATCATTTCGCGGACGATTCTGAACGAGGCGTCTCCGTCAACCGCATAGATATTCCCGTAATCAAAATCTACCACTTGTGAGTGCAGAGCTGTACATGCCGCTCCTGTATGAGCGTCAAACTTATTCACACCAATCAGAATATCTAGACCGGGGAATTCCTTGTAACCGTCACCAACATCATTTGCCGGGTTTCCCTGCCAAATCATAGGAACGGTTGCGTTCTGGAACAGCGCGCCAACTTCAACCATGGCCCACGCGGTTTCAATGTCTAGAGCCTTCTGCATTGACAGAGCTTCGCTTGGCATAAACGGATCGCCGTCATTGCCAAGAATCTCATTTACAATCGTAAGATCGACTTCACCGGCATTAATTCTTTCCAGTGTACGACCAATCTCAAGCTCTTTGCTTTCACGACAAATATAACCAAACTGTGCGGTCTGGATACAAGCCTTTGTCTCGCCGCTAAGACAGGTCGCGCACTTTGTTGAAGGCTCTGTCTGGCCTGCAACCTGGCGAATACCTGTGATATAAGGGAACTGCGGATTTGTATAACGGCTTGCAGAAACTTGCATCTGCGATGCAATACCCATAGGGGTAATGCGCGCGGAGATAACTTGATTGTCAAGTCCCGCAATTCCAAACAATCCGCCTGGTCCGTGAATATAATTGGTAGAAGTAGTTCCGTCAGGAGCCTTTCTGCCAGTAGCCTTCACGCCAGCCTGAAGCACTCTAATCAAATCATTCATGTTAAAACTCATCTGTATTCCTCCACGCTTTATTAGCGATTAAGCATCCTGTCTCTCATTCCAGCGATTACACTAGGAACCTCTGGTTTAGAGAACGACTTTGAATCTTTTTCATCTAGCTCATCTTCACGAGCAACGCCACCAACCGACACGCCGTTACCCCAGAATGGAGTAAAACGCTTCTCTTCGACATGCTCTTCTTCTACCTCTTCTTGTGTATCAAGAGCTTCTACTGCGGCTCCTTTATCACCTTCTTCTAAGCCGTTGAGCCTTACAGAGAAATCTTCAATCTTTTCTGTAAGCGCGGTCAAAGCGTTTGAAAGACCCTTCAGGCCACTTGAATGAGATTCAAGCATAGTCGAAAGCTCATCAAGTTTTAGTTCCTCAACCATCTTGGTTGTCATAGCTTTAACCAGCGCAACAGCCTCTTCATCTTCTTCTTCTTCATCGTCTTCTTTTTCGTCTTCTGGAAGCTCTTCTTCTTCTTCTAATTCGGCTTCAAGCTCAGCTTCAAGCTCGGCCTCTTCTTCAGGATCGACTTCTTCATCAGAACCAACCTCTACGGCAGGTTCAAGACCTTCCTCAGCTCCTACCGCGTCGTCAGCGCCAACTTCTAGTTCAACACCTTCGACCGGAGCGACATCTTCGATAACTGGTTCCTCAGCGAAAGTAGCAAGAGCTGTAACCAAATCCTCAGCCTGCATTCTTGTTTCCTCTGGAAGTTCAGCAACAAGCTCCATAAGCATTCTATAGATTGCCATAACATCTGACTCTGGCTCCATAATTTGCTCTGACATCTCGCCTATAGCTGCTTTTTCCTCTTCGCCGGAAACCAACTCTGCAAGTTCACCCATCTTTACTGCGATTTGGTTTCTGTCCATTAATTTCTCCTCTACAGATTCTGACGCGGACGCACCAACGGACTTAAATTGAATCTTTTCATCCTCAAGAATTTCAGTACGTCGTTCGCCAACCTTTATAACAACTTCAACTAGGTCAGGCGCACCAATTGCGTCACCTATGGTTTGAAGTCCTTGCTTCTGCTTCGCTGAAAGCTTCATTAAACTTTTACCTCCAATTCCAAACTCACTTAATGTAAATGGATTTGCAGCTTCTTGTAACGGCAATACAGTTGACTTTTGTTTTGAGAACCAATTGTAAACGCCATCTTCTCTGTCATGTGGTACATACTTGTACTCATGACTGCAACCCCATCCATAAGGAGCCATTTCTGGATGTCCGTTTGGATGTAGCTCAAAGAAACTCTTAAACCAATTACCAACTTGGTTGTCGTCAAATTTACTAACCTCAACCATAAATCTGCCAACGCCACCCTGCCACATAATAGATGCAAATTCAGATCCTGGAATATGCCAGAAGTCACACTTGCTTCCCTCTGGAATACCATCTTTATCAACCCCTGCTAAATATGTCTCTATAGACTTTGTAGTAAAGATTTCTTCTTCTCTGTCTACAAACGCGTTGGTTGTCCAGGTTAAAAAGTATCCGCCATCAAAACTCTTAAAATTAACAAAACTCTTAGATCCTGTAGAGTCATTCATAAACTCAACTGCTACATCGCCAGATCCGTTGTCAAGCGCCTTCATCATCAGTATGCCGTAACTAGTAAGATATCCGTTTTCAATAAGTCCCATTGCTTCAAGCTCCGCAATGGCTTCAGCGCTAGACCCATCTGTTTTACCAATCCATGCTCTAATAAGAGCATCGGCCTGTTCTGCCGTTATATGTCCATCGTTAACGAGTTCGGTTGCTGTATTAGCTCTAACATTTTTTGCGGCGGCTTTGCGATTACGCATACCCTGCGCAGATCTCATTAATGTATCAATAGCGTCTCTTGCATCGCCACTCTTAAATTTGGCTATAAGCTGCTCGCCTCTTGATGTCATATAGAGTTCGCCGTTGTCATCCATTTCCATAAGACCAAGATCAACTAGTTTAGCAAGTCCGGTTTCTGGAACCGCTGTACCACTATCAAACTCAAACAGAGCACTAATATCTTCCTGTGCCATTTTCTTTTGTTCAACCATCGCGGCAGATACAGCGTCAATATTATCCTGCTCCTTGGTGCTAGGAGCATCTTCTTCATCTTCTTCCATGCTGTTAATAGCTCTTGAATACGCGTCTAGCGCGTCTCTCAGGTCGCCTTGTTTCAGATTCGTAACAAACGATCTTCCGCTGGTTGTCATAAACATGTTGCCTTCTGCGTCTGTTGCAATCATTCCCATATCTATGAGCGCTTGCAATGCCTCACTTGATATTTCTTCACCAGCCGCAAAATCAACAAGAGCGCCTATCAACTCTGCCGTCATGCTAGTCTTGCTAACAACGTCGTCAATTAGATCGGCAACGTTCTGAGCCTGTTCTTCTTCCTTGCTTGGTCCAGCCGCTGCGCCGCCACCACTACCACCGCCGCCGCCTGTCGGTTTCAATACGGCAGTTAGGTTCTTTGGCTCTCCGCTCTTAATGGCATTAATAATTTCATTAGCCTTTGACTGCACCATGCCAGCTTCATTCACAAGACCCGCGCTTTTGAGATCTTTCATCACGCTAGCAGAAACACCAGCACCTTCACCGGCAAGAAGGCCTTGCATTCCAACAAACATATCAGGAGTAATGCCAACATCTTCAAGTGTACGCATCATCTTCCCAATATTTCTCGCGCTGGCAAATCTTCCGCCTTCACCACGCATCAAATTACCAATAATAATCTGGCCGACCTTTGCTGACCAGTTTGCGCCACCACCACCAGACGAGCGCGGCGCTGTTGTGCGCTGTTGCCTAGATCTTTCTACACTGCCTCTAGTTGCTTCACCGGCCTTCAAGTCTACAACAGAATTATCCTCAATTACAATGTCTTGTTCGTCAATGTCTCTGTATTCAGCAAACGCAAGAACAGCACGCGCGTTATTGACGATCTCTTTCATGAGAGCGACCATTGACCTTCTTACGCGGCGACCAGCCTTTTCATCTAACTGTATGCTCATATACACTCTCTATTAAGAACAATCTTATTTACTTTATTCTATCATGTTTGTTTTTATTGTCAAGTCCTGTCTGCAATAATGTTTGACTATATCTATTTTGTGTGATAAAATAGAGTAAACACGTGGAGGTATATAGATAATGCAAAGATCACTAATATTAGGCGAAGACGGAAACGCTTTGCCAAAGACAATAAGAGTAAATGCTAATGGAGAACTTAGAGCTGAGGTTGTCAGTGGAGATGTAACCGTTGATGGCTACACCGGAATGCTAGATGAAGATGGTGTGGCCTATGGTGTTAAACAGGTTGACGGAAAGCCGCGCGTCAGCTCGGTGCCATATGCCTACGATATCGCAGAGGGTCTTGTTACTGGTCATGTGCCGTGGAACAGTTTTGGCTATACGCCAACAATGAATGCGACCAAGAGCGACCTATGGAGTAAAGCCGGTCTCTACGTCTATCCTACGTCGGCGCAGCAAATGGAGATGTATTCAAGCGATAACGCACAGGATATTGGAACAATCATCAAGGGTGACGCAACAGGGAATACTGTACAATCTGACGCTACTGGTACCACTACGACGCTCGATGATTTAGATGTAGACTTCACAGCGGCAACGGCGGTAGCAGTTGGAGATCATCTCATTCTAGACCCGCATGCGGCGCATCCAGGACCAGAGTACGGCGTCATCACAAATGTTGCCGAGCACAGGCTTACAGTGGCTAGGGGTTTCCAGAAAGGCGGCTCAGGCGCAAGCCGTTATTACGCTGTTATCGACAAGTCAGCGTATACCGGAGCGCAGGCTGTGTGGATTCAACACCTTGATGGCGATTATACAAAGCACGGCGAGATCGTAGTGCTGAACGGCACAACTCCCGTGAACACAGTAAATACTAACATATTCCGTATCAACTCAGTGCGGGTAATTGCTGCTGGGTCTGGCAATGTTCCGGTTGGTAATCTGAGCCTACGCAACACAGCCGGTGCCATTACATACGGCTACATCACACTTGGCTATACCGTTGATCGTTCATCCTTCTACACTGTACCTGATGGCTATACGTTGTACGTCACGCAGGTTACGTTTGGCTTCGGTTGTTCAAACGCTAATCGACAATATGCGCGGCTCCATGTACACTCAAATAGAGATCCGACGCGGGATTACCTAGTGAGCGATCTGCGCTATCCAGAGACAGAAGCGATAGCTGCTAATGAATCAGTTCCTCTTGTGTTCACTGTCCCACTGAAATTCTTTGAGCACACTGAGCTAAGCGCGGCAGGCGACTCAACTATAGAGGGTATTGCATTCGTCACTATGCGCGGCTGGCTAGAAGCAGACTAATAGAAAGAGACATGTTGACATTCGTTGTCACAAACTCTTTCTATTAGAGGTCTTGTTTCGGTTATTTGGCGCGACTAAAAAACAGGGTTGATCTCCCAACAGGTTCTTATGCAAATCGCAGTTTGTGATCATACGAGTCACAAACTGCGATTTGCATAAGAACCCCCCCCTGTTTCAACCTCTTATTATTACATTTCCTGCTTGCGAAATCTTCTCAACGATGTAACCTAATTTTTTGTTTGCGAGAGGCCAACTTCCCTCTTCTGACACAAAAAAGCTAAGGCCGTTTGGTGTTACCATAAAGATTTCAAATTTCAGGATTGGCGTTTGTCTTATCTCAAATCTAGATCCGTCCTGGCATACAATCTTGCCTGGATAAGCGATATAGATCATGCTACCTTCTCTGCTTATTCATTGCTTTTGTAAGCTTGTTTCTCTTTAGCCTTTTTCTCTTTTCAATCGCTCTTCTTGTCTTCCTGTTCAATCCAGACCTAAGAGCTTTAACATCTGCGTTCTTCATTATATGTCTAACAACAGGCTCTAACTCATTAATGTCAACACAGTCTGTTGTTAGATGTGGTCCGTACTCCGCATCTAATGAGATGATGTGTTGATCTGCAATTTCCTCAGACAGATATGGGCCACCAACGGCGTTGCCACTGTTTGATTTCACATACCACTTCATATTTGGCTTCATTATAATCTCCGTTCTCTACAACTTTATTATACACGGTTTATTAACACCTGTCAATGGGGTTGACAAATCGAATCATACAAGATATAATATAGTTAATGAAAATCTTGCAAAAGGTAAAATATGGCAGACGAACTATTAGAATCTAGTGTACAAAGAAAACCATCCGTAGAAGAAACAGGCCATATGGTGCTCCAGATAATGGGTGCATTCAAGAAAGATCTTCCTCCGTGGTGGTCGCCGCGTAGGGACGCTTTCTTTAGAGATTTCTGGAAGAGCGAGAATATACTTGCAAGCGCCATATATTCAATCACAGGCCGCAACGCTGCCTTTGGGTGGAAGCTGTCTGGTCTTCCTGACGATGTTAAAGACTCACAGTGGCTGTTACAATCCGCTGATTTTGGTGGCGGCTGGCAGCAACTCATAAGCAAAACCACAGAAGACTTTCTCACATCTGACAACGGCGCGTTTTGGGAAATCATTAGACCGTCAAAGGTTACTATAGACGGCTTAACGCTACCGGCTGTCAAACAATACTTTGAAAACAACGAGCGTGCAGAGTGGTTTGCTATTAAGAAGAACGGCAAAAAGATTAGGCTACGTGGCAGAAACTACAAGCTATTTGACTCTCCTCTTGACCTGCCAATTGGCATTGCTCACTTTGACAGTGCTCAGATACAAAGAACAGGAGATCCAGAAATACCGGCAATCTACACAGACAGAGACGGCCACAGACACAGACTAAGATGGTGGCAAGTCATAAGCTTTGTTGATATGCCGTCACCAATAGAGAGCATGAACGGACTGGGATTCTGTTCTGTCAGCCGTATTTTCGAGCATGCACACACGCTTAGATCTCTGGCAACATACAAAGACGAAAAGCTAAGTGGCCGGTTCGCAAGAGCGATTCATATCACAAATGCCAATCCTCAACTGATTCAAGACCAGATGAACGAGGCTAAAATGAATGCCTCAAACGCAAATCTAACACGATACTCACAACCTGTCATTGCGTCAACATTCGATCCAGGCGTTGTTCCAACGGTTGCCACAATCAATCTGGCAAACATGCCTGACGGATTCAAAGAAGAGATCACGCTTGAGTGGTACGTTTCAACGCTTGCTCTTGCTCTTGGTGTTGACTATGGGTTCCTAGCACCGCTTCCTGGCAAGGGTCTTGGAACAGCGTCTCAATCAGAGACAATGGCAAAGCAAAGTCGTGGAAAGTCGTCACGTCTATTTATGGATATGACATCAAACGCAATTAACTTTAGGGGACTTCTACCGTCTGCGGCCAGATTCTCATACGTTGAGCGCGACACAGATCAAGAAATGGCAGAGGAAAATGTAAAGAAAGCTCGTGCAGAAACCAGATTCACAATGATTAAGAGTGGTGAAATCTCAGCTCAAATAGCACGACAAATAGCAACTGATAGTGGAGACCTTAGCAACAAATATCTACAAGCAATGGGAGAGGAAGACATGGTTCCCGGCATAGAGGTTGACGGCGACGATAATCTTGAAGCAGCCACTGAGGTACTTGATTCAGTTCCAGACATTCCTGTACAACCTCAGTTCCAAGAAGAAGAAACAGGAACAGGTCTAGCGAAAGGATTGAATATTGACGAAAATAAATCAGGCGAAGATGTGCGCGATGCCACACAAGCAATTGGGTTGGTTACTAAAATCTCAAATGCGGCGCGTCAAGCGTTCAGGAAAAAGTAAAAGAAGGGAGCTAACCAGCTCCCTTCTTTGTCACATTTCAAAGAAATCGTCTAACTCACAGTATTCAGCGTTCAGCCATTGCCAAACTGTTTCATCACAGTGGCTTTCTATAGGAGCGCTTAATAGACACTTTGACAGATAATCAATCACATCAATCATCCACAAAAGATCTGCCACACCATGCTCCCATGCAGTGAGGTCTTTTACGCTTTCTATAATAGAGCAATCTGCAGCCGCTCTATCAGAAAGCTTGCTAATCATCGCTAGTATTTCACTCTTGTTTCGTGCTAGTATCTTTTCCACAACAAACTCCATACTACTCTCTTGATTCAATACATGTCTCCATCCATTCATAAAGGGTGTCTTCAACGTACTGTACTACTTCTTCTAGAGTTGCGTAGGACTGTGTTGTACACCACAGTTTAAGTGTGTTGTCGTATTCCGGGTGCCAAAAACCATTACCGTCTTGTTCGACATGACAAACAATCTGACCGAATAAAACAAACGTATGTCTTTCATTTAACTGTTTCCACATCTACTTGACAAGCTCCCAATTCTAGTATATAATATATCTACATTAAGCACAAGTGCGCCGAGAAATCACTACACCCACGGGTTGGTGATTTTTCTGTTGTTATCGCTCTGACGCCAGTTGATACACCACAAGGTTTTCTCTTTCAACGCAATAGATGTTCTTGTCACCATCAATTACGGCTATCTCCGTCCGCCTAAACTGACAGGCTCTGTTTGCTGTGCTGTACGTTTCAATAAGTTTATTATCTGCTCTGTATCCGCCAGCCGCTCCTGTAATAAAAACAGTTGCAATAATCACTAAAACTAATAAAATACCAACTTCTCCGTCTTCCATTTAAATCTCCTTTTTCTCTATACTCTTATTATACGTGACGACTCTCTCCGTTTTAGTGGAGAGCTTCTCAGGCTACGCACAGTCCCATGACTCACGTTAACGCCTGATGGCTCCGTCCGAGCCAGCTTAAGAATATTAATTGCAGCATTAACATCTCTATCTAGAATTAGACCACAATAAGGACAATTATGAACACGAACGCTCAGGTCTTTAGGCACAATCTCTCCGCATCCAGAGCACATTTGCGATGTGTAGGCAGGGGGTACGGCGACAACTTGAGAGACAGTATTTTCGACTTTGCTCTCCAGCATCTGCCGGAACATTCCCAAACCAGCGTCGTGCGCGCTCAAGGCGAGATGATGATTGTGGGTCATAAAGATGAGATTTAGATCTTCAATCGCAATCAACGTATAGGTGTCTGCGAGCTTGCGCGTTTCCTTATGCCAAAAGTCACGCCGTTGGTTAGTAATGTGGCTATGTTGTTTTGCGACTTGAAAGATTGCTTTTCTCCTACGACCAGAACCCCTCTTACGCCGAGAGATTCGACGTTGTTTAACGCGTAGCTCCTTGAGCGATTTCCTGAGCCAGCGGGGGTTATCAACAAATGTTCCATCAGAGAGCGCCAGAAGATTATGCAATCCAACGTCAACGCCAACCTCAGACGGTAATCGATCAACGATCTCTTTATCAGGCATCTCTATCTGCAAGCAAACATACCACCTATCGAGACTGCGTTTAATTATGACATGCTTAATCCTGGCGTCGTCGGGAATATCCCGATGATACTTTACTTTGATCTCACCAACGCTTTGTACGTAAAGCAATGTGCGTCCAGTACCACCCAACCTTAATTTACAGCCATTGCCATACGTGAACTCGATACTATGCCAGCGGCTAGCGCTCTTGAAACGCGGAAATCCAGCCTTCTCTCCGGCCTTGACTCGACGGAAGAATGCGCGATACGCTTTGTCAAGACGTCTAAGTGTCTGTTGCATACAGGTGAAGTTTAGTGTTCCTAGTCTGTCTGGATCTGCGCGTCGAAGGTCTCCGAAGCGCTTGCACTGTGCGGCATAAGTCACGCCATAACCATTCTCTCTGTAAGCTACAATTCGTTGTTCGAGTGCCGCATTGTACACGTCACGCGATAAACTGAGAAGGTAATTCAACCCCCTTGATTGGCGAGCGTGTGGGTATAAACGGTACTTGTAGGTGCGGATCATTCGATGTCTTCGCGTTTAGCAAGCGCTCGAATAGCCAGCTCTAAGACGGCGGTTAGACTGACGCCTAGCTTGCTTGACAAGAGATAGCGCAGCCGAACTGCCTCATTTGTGAGTCGGACGCTAGTCTGTTTTTTAGTGATCATAATTGTATTGTAACACAGTTTGTGTTATTGTCAATGGTCAATACCCAGTTGTAAATCTGGCGATTTGGTGGTATAATAGGAAGAACAACCCACTTATATTGCGCTTGCAGAAAGGCATTCGCAGTACTACTTTTTTATAAGGAGCTATAACAAGATGGATTTTCACCTGGACCCCTTTGCGGTAAATAAGAAGTATTTCGACAATCAATTATCAGAGTTTGTATATTATTCCAAGTATTCGAGGTATAGAGAAGATTTAGGTAGACGCGAGACATGGAGCGAGACGGTTGACAGAGTTGTTGATTACCTTAGATGGTTAAGCGACGACAAATTAGAGAACGATGACTACGTGCGCATTAAGCATTACATTCTTAATATGAAGGTTATGCCTTCAATGCGCCTAATGGCAATGGCAGGAAAAGCAGCAAAAGCACACCCGATTAGTATTTACAATTGTTCAGGAACTCCAATGGATTCACTCAAAGCATTCTCTGAGATTATGTATCTATCGATGAATGGTGTGGGGGTTGGGTTCAGCGTTGAGAAAATGTTTATTGACAAGCTTCCGGCTGTAAGCAGACAAACCACGCAGCCGCGCGGATTGTTTAAACTTCAAATCGCAGACACAACAGAGGGGTGGTGTAACGCGTTTAACACTGGCATAAACACATGGGTTAACGGGTTCGATATTAAGTTTGACTTCTCCAAGATACGAAAGGCCGGTTCTCCACTGAAAACCAAGGGTGGAACAGCGTCAGGTCCGCAGTCGCTAGTGGATCTGCTTCGGCTTACGAGAGAAGCGATTCTTGCGAAACAGGGAGAAAGATTATCGTCTGTAGATGTCTATGATATAGTTTGCAAGACGTTTGACTGTGTTATTAGTGGCGGCGTGAGAAGGTCTGCGGGTCTTTGCATGTTCGACAATGACGACACAGAGATGCTAAACGCCAAGAACGGAGACTACTGGAATTATGCACCGTGGAGATCGAATGCAAACAACAGTGTTGTGTTCACCGGAAGACTTAGCAGAGAAGATGTAGACGAGTATTTTGAGAGAATGCATGATGGACTTAACGGAGAGCCTGGATTCTTTTCGCGTTACGCTGCCGTGAAAACAATGCCTTTGCGCAGGGATAAAGAACATATGTTTATGATTAATCCTTGCGGAGAATCGATCCTTAGATCTGGCTCTAACGGCGGCGGTCTTTGCAATCTAACATCTGTTGTTGCGCGGCCTTATGATACCCTGTCTACACTTGCAGATAAAGCTGAGATTGCATCAATTATTGGAACAATACAAAGTATGGCAACGGACTTTTTATATCTAAGAAGTGGATGGAAAGAGAATGCAGAAGAAGAAAGATTGCTTGGTGTCGATATTACTGGTCATTTCGACTGTAAGGAAGTTAGAGACTGGGGAACTCTGATTACTCTAAGGAGTGTGGTCGTGAGAACAAACAGAAAGTATGCAGACATACTTGGGATTAACAGAAGCGCGGCAACGACTGTCGTTAAGCCTAGTGGGAACAGCGGTGTTCTATTGAATGTGAGTAGCGGTGTACATCCAAGGTGGAGTAAGTATTACAAGAGAAATGTTAGAGTGAACACTGATAGTCCGCTGTTCCAGGTTCTAAAAAGCAGTGGAATTGAAATGATCAAAGAGAGCAACAAGACTTATGTGGTTGGGTTTGCCGTTAGAAGTCCAGCTGGATCTATAACAAAAGACATGGTAACTGCAATGGAACATCTTGAGTACTGGAAGACGGTTAAGTTAAATTATACAGAGCATAGCGTGTCAATGACGTGCTATTATGACGCAAACGAAATCGAGGCAATCAAAACCTGGATTTATGATAATCAGGATATAGCCACCGGGTTAACATTCCTTCCAAGAAGCGACGCTGTATATGAGAACGCTCCTTATATAGATATAACCGATGATCAATATAGAAAGCTTGTTCTAAACGAGCCTGTCATTGATTTTGGTTTGTTAGGAAGCCTAGAGAAGACAGATAGAACAGAATCGAGTAGAGAGATGGCATGCTCTGCTGGTCAATGTGATTTACAGATGTAGGGTTTGATAGAAAGGAAAAACAGGGGAAATTAAAATGAAAGGGAAGAATTATTCTAGAAACAACACCGGCAAAAGAAAGAAATCGGATCTATATGAAACCCCATATAGTCTCACTAGGTTGCTTCTGCAACAAGAGGGGTTCGGCTCGTCTGTTCTTGAACCGTGTTGTGGGAACGGAGCGGTTGTTAAAGTACTGCGTGAGTTTGGATATAAGGATGTGACATCATATGACTTGCAGGCAGACGGACTTGACTTTCTAGACGAAGACAGAATGTTTGACAGCATAGTTACTAATCCGCCGTACTCACTGTCGTATGAGTTCATTGTAAAAAGTAAGAGCGTGTGTAGGAATAGGTTTGCTCTACTTCTTCCGTTGACATATTTGCAGGGTAACAAAAGACTCAAAGATATCTGGAAAGATTCATTTTTCCCACTACAAAGAATATATGTGTTCTCTAGATATCCACTACTAGGAGAAAAGCTTAGAGAGGACGGCAAGGTAAATACTGGAATGCAAACTTACGCTTGGTATATTTGGGATAATAATTATTCAGGAGAGCCTGTCATACGCTGGATAGATTTGAATCCATGGATTATAAGGAAACGCGATATAGAATAAACCAGAAATAACCCCCGGCCAATCGTGGCTCAGTAGGAGAGAGGTGGTTGTTAGCCACCTCTTTTTTGCTAGTATGGAGTGTATCTGGTTATGTGGGAATTGAAATAGTTGTATTCATGCTCGTCTGCGGGGGTGTATAGGGGGACAGAGTAAAGGCCTTTAATGTAAGCATGAAGCTCGGCTAGTGATGATTGTTCTGTGAGGTTGTGGTGGTATAGACGTGTTGTGGTTGCAAATTCGTCGCTACCATGATTACGACATGTGGCATCGAAGCTTTTTGGTTTACGATACGGGGTTCTTCTGTCTTTACGGTTGGGGTAATAATTGTCAAAGCTCATTGAAAACTCCCTTTTCAACTATGTCTTATTTTATCATAGAAATTGGGTATTGACAAGTGGGGTCGGAACACGTATAATAGGGGTAGAGGAAGAATGAGAATCTAATTTAAGTCAGATAAATGGGTTGGGTGATCTTGTGGTGTTCTGGAAGATCTAGTGAGAAGTGAGATTAAGATCCTTTGCGAATGACGCGAGTAAGAGATTGTTTGAGATTGTTGATTAGAGACTTTCTGTTGGATAGGGGGGTGTCACAGATGGGGACGGAGGCATGACACGAGGTTATAGCTTCCTCTCTGGATAATCCGTCACTCATCGCAGCTGATATGCAATTTTGCATAGCGGGGGTTCGACGTATAGGCATTCCTGGAAATGGCATTGTGTGTCTCCTTATAAGTATAGTTAGATTATAGCATGTCAGTGGAAGAATGTCAATGTGAGTGTTATGAAAGATGCGTGGAAGAGTTAACAGGTGTTTGGTGTGAAAAAGAGGGGTTTGTATTTTTGGGAAAATGAGAGGGGTATATAATGAAGCTGGTGAAGTTTAGAGCGGGTGGTGAGCTGGAAATTTGTAGACGGTTTAGATGGATGCCGTTTATCAGAGATAACGCTTTGGTGTGGTTTGATTACATTTATGTGGCTAGGGTGTCTGGCAAAGTTGAGGATATTACAGACGCATTGTTTTTCAGGTGGAGACGGCTTGATGTGGTTAGTAAGAACACATATGATCTGTTGGATATGATTGAGAAGCGGTTTGGCGTGGTTAGATGTAAAGCAACGTTCGCTAGATCCGCATATGGCTGGAATGTCGGAGACTGTAATTCTGTACGGCTTAGAGTTAGTGATACTACGGTTAATGCGGATACTATTGAGGAAGGTATTGAAAAGCTTTGGAATGCATTGTATGAGAAGTGCTATGAGGGTGTTGATGTAAAACACCAGCGCCACGAAGAGCTTGGAGGATTGCATGGATGAAGACATGGCGACTATAAAGAGAAGCGATCTGGTGAAGGCTTTTAGGATGAAGGAAGAGGGGGTTCTGTATGGACTGACAGGAAAGGAGTTGAGTGAAGCTGTCTGCAAAGCTCACGATTGGATTCTGGTTAGCCTTTATGGTCTTGAGGGGTGGCGTAAAGAGAAAAGAGATTGTACACGCTATTCTGTGGGTGCTTCTGGATATAGCTATATATGGGAACCAGGATCGATGTATGAAGCAGAGTATTCGCCAAGCACTGATAGAGCGCAGGCAATGGACTTGATTGTGGAGTTGTGGGACGGAAGACACCCCAGGCAACATAATGATGCGCCACCAGTTGTATCAGTTGTGAAAATAACGCTGTCAGACTCTATACCCCAAGAGGTGTCAATGACCGCGTTTAGTCCTACTCTCGCAGATGTGCATATGAGTGGGGAAGATTTCTGTGAAGTCGCATGTAAGTTGTATCTCAAAGTGGTGGGGTGGACACCAGAAGAAGAAGAAGAAGAACGGTCTAAAAACTAATCTCTAGACCTTCTTCCCCACGTGTGATAAGTAGCCTCATGATACAGTAAATGTTACACGTGTCAAGTGTTGGAATATGTGATAGGGGAAAACGTGATGAAAGGTGAATTTGAAAATTTTGTATGACCGCCAAAATTGTAAAACGTGATGGGGTAAAACGTTATGAAAGGTGAATTTGAAAATTTTGTATGAATATGTAAGAGGTAGGGCTACTGTATCACACTCACAAAAACAGACCTTTTTCAAACCGTTGAAAAAATCAATAAAAAAATCAACTTTTTTGAACTTTTTCGAGGAAACTTTAATAATTTTAAGTTCAAACTAAATAATTTTAAGTTTAGACTAAATAATCTTAGAGTAGAACATATGTGCTAGTTTCTATCTTAAGATATAGCATACTTTCTTTGTGAGTGTAGGTTAAGTGCTTGCAAGATTGCAATGCATAGCTATAGCTGCAATAAGAAACTACAAGGTATCTTAAGGTAGCTCAAGGATACTTGCAATGCATAGCTATAATTGCAATAAGAAACTACAAGGTATCTTAAGATTAGAATAAGTAAGACAAGCATCTGCACTTCGCGTAGTCACAGTAAGACCTCAGAACGCACATGCAAGCCTGGACACATGAGCACACATGCAGGCACATGAGCACACATGCACAAGCGCGCGCAGCCGCGCGACCCGCGCGCGTAGACTACGCGAAATCAGCCATTGAATAAACAAGACCGATATGCGAGATATTCGACTTTTGGAATTTGGTACTTGACAAGCCAGAAATACAGGTTATGCTGCAATAGCAGCACAGAAAACGACCGAACAACTAGCAGTAAGGGAGACGGAATGAGCGCAAACAACTTGACTGAAGGCACACTACTGAAGACCACAACCGCTAGAGGCGACAAGGCAAGACATGTGGTCTACATTGACCGCCGACTGCAGATCCTCAAGACAACCGCAAACGACAACTCGGATTGCAGGGAGATGATTCTAGACATTATTTCTCACTATCCCTCATATGCTGATGCGGTAGAATCGCTGCAATACATTGCAGCAGTCTACAACGAGACCCACACTGACAGCTCATACTTCATTGAGCTAGACAGCGGCAAGCTCATCAGGAATTGGAGAAATGCACTAGTGTCGCTACACCAGAAGTTTCAGGCAGCATAGGGGGAGAAGTGAAGACTTTAATTGCAGTGCTGGCGGTCACGGTAGCGGCAGTAGGATTGACGGTCTTTCCAGTCTTTGAGACACTGGCTGCAAATGTTCTTGCGCTAAGCCAATTTCTAGGAGGTGTATAATGCCGGGTCTATCTCAAACTCATTTTGAGTACATCCTGAAGAACGCACAAAAAAATGCAAGGCCAGGTCTGCTTGACAGCCGTGGCTGGCAAGATAGAATGCCGAACTTCGCCGCGATGCAAGAAAAAAATGCACAGGTTTTCTTGCGGGAGACCGAGGATGCAAAAGCACAAATTGTACCGGCAGAATAGGGGGAGAAAACAAAATTGCAAGGCCAGGGAAACCCGGCCTTTTTTCTTGCAGCCGATCCGCGATGCCACACTATGACTACGCGAAATGAAGACCGTATGATTAGAAATACAGCCGTCTGGTTAATTGCCGTTTCTGCAAGTTTTCATTGCAAACTTTGAAATTTCTGCAGCGCTGAAACTGGCGTTCTCTAAAAGCAGCCGTCAAGTGTACGCTGAAATAGCCGTTTGGGAGAATTCCCCACTTTGACCCTGAAAACAGCTCAAAATAGGGTGGGTTCCCCACTTTGACCCTGAAAACAGCTCAAAATAGGGTGGACGCCCCACTGAAAAAACGCGAAAATGGTAACGAAGACTCCTGGTAAGTTGCAAGAAACAGCCGTCGCTGCAAGAAAAAAATCAGCCAAAGAGCGTCTGGATGCTGCCGCAAAAAAATATTGCAAGCCGCCAAAAGTGCTGCAAGAAAAAAATCAGCCGATGGCGACAGACCCAGCTCTGCAAGAAAAACTTGCAATCCAACAAATCGCTGCAAAGAAAGAATCAGCTAGAGGTCGCCGTCTGCCGCTGCAAGAAAACATGACCGAACGGTTCGGTCGCTCTCATTTTATCTTGCGCTTCCATGGTAGTGCGAAAAACGCGCATGAGCGCGCATGTACGCGTAGACTACGCGAAATGAGGACAACCATCTGACTAATTATTTCTAACCGTATTCAAACAGTCTTGTCAATAGTACTTTAGTACTATATAGAACATTTGCGCCTAGTACTAATTTCCTATTGCGTCTGGGTTGACCGTATGATAGAATTGGATTAAGTTTAACTAGCACAAAGGAGCAGAAATGGACGAGACCACGGCAGAATTCGCGATTAAGACCGTCATCCGGGGAGATCACGTAGAATGCGAGGTAGACACGCGAACACAAAAAGATCGCGGGTTCATCGAGACCTCAATCTTTTTTGCAGACGAGGACATGGTTGTTTTTTCAGACTCTGTAGAACCTGAAAGCGCACTCTGCGACCACCGGCGAGCCGTCAGAGCTGCAAGACTAGCTGTTAGCCGGTTCGATGAAATCGCGAATGAGGAGTACAGCCGTCTGCTCAATACCTTATGCAAGGTGACAACCTGCGCAATGGTCGGGATCGAAGCTGACAAGCGCGAATGGCACGAGAAGCCATTCTAGCAACACAAAATGAGACCGGCAGAAATGCCGGTCTTTTTTCTTGCGTTGACTTTGCAATTTCTTATGTATGACTACGCGAAATGAACACGTCCATCTACTTTAATATTGTCAATAGTACTTTAGTACTATATAGAACATTTGCGCCTAGTACTAAAGTACTATTGCGTCTGGGTGAGCTGCATGGTACAATTGGATTAAGTTTAACTAGCATCAAGGAGGCGAGATGACCACCATAACGACCCTGAAGCAGCAGTACATGGCGACCTTAGTCCAGGAGTTGGCTATCTTCACGTTGGACATGCATGTGGTGCAAGCATCGCGGCACTTCGATGTTTTCAGTGGAGTTTTCCGTGGAGTCGAGTTCGAGATGTCATTTTATGATGGCAAGATCGGCTGGATTGAACCAGATCTTGACAAGATCGCTCCGCACGACGTGGAGGCATGGTACACCGATCTCGACACAATATGCGGCATCGATAGCGCATAGCAACATAAATTGCAAGGCCACCGCAAGGTGGCCTTTTCTCTTTCCGCGATCTTGCAATTTCTTATGTATGACTACGCGAAATGAACACGTCCATCTACTTTAATATTGTCAATAGTACTTTAGTACTATATAGAACATTTGCGCCTAGTACTAAAGTACTATTG